AAACCTTTTGAAGTAGTAACAGTAGCCACTAATACCTTTACAATAACGATGGCTTCTACTGAATCTAGTTCAGGTATTACAGCTGGGGGATCAGCAAGTGTTCAAGCTTATGTGGAAGTTGGTCCTACTACACAAACAATAGGTTTTGGGTGGGGCACTGGAACATGGAACCAGTCCGTAGGGTGGGGATCTTCTACATTAACTTCTAGTACAAAACTAGAACCAGGAAATTGGTCTTTAGATAATTTTGGTACAATTCTAGTAGCTACAATAAAAAATGCAGGTTCATATAATTGGAACCCAACTGATGGGCTTACCAGTAGAGCTACTGCAATAACTACTAATCCTACGGCATCTGTTATGACAATAGTGTCTGATACAGATAGACATTTAATTCATTTAGGGACAGAAACTACAATAGGTTCTACAAGCACACAAGATAAAATGTTTGTTCGTTTTTCAGACCAAGAAGACAGAACGGATTACGCACCTGTTTCTACTAATACGGCAGGAACTATGCAGTTAGATAGTGGATCTAAAATAGTAGCTGCTGAAAAAGGTAAAGATTATATTTTTATTGTTACAGATACATCAGCTTACATAATGAAATTTGTTGGGCCACCTTTTACATTTTCAATAGTACAAGTTGGTTCTAATTGTGGTGCGATGTCACAACATTCTTTAATACATGTAGATGGTATAATGTATTGGATGGGTAAGTCAGGAGGTTTTTATGCTTATGATGGTAGTGTTAAAAAAATACCCTGTACAGTTGAAGATTTTGTATTTACTACACAATCTTCAGACGATTTAGGTTTTAATTTTGGTCAAGGGGAACAGGTCTTTGCTGGCTATAATTCTTTATTTACTGAAATAAATTGGTTCTATTGTAAAAATGGAGTAGATCAAATAGATAGATGCGTTACATTTAATTATAGAGAAGGCTTGTGGACAACAAGTTCTTTAGACAGAACAACTTATTGTGATAAAAATGTACTTGATAACCCGCACGCTACTTCATATAGTGCTACAGCCACTCCGAGCGGAGGATCTCATTCCACTATTGTAGGAGTCACAAACACTTATGGCGCAACTACATTGTATCAACATGAAGTTGGAACTAACCAAGTTGCTAGTGATGGAACTGTAACAGCTATTAATGCTTATATTGAATCTGGTGATTTTGATTTAGATATACAAGGTACAGAAGGTGAGTTTTTTGTTAAGATAAGAAGGTTTATTCCTGATTTTGCCAAGTTAGATGGTAATGCCAGAATTACACTTAATTTAAAAGACTACCCAGCTGAAACAGAATCTTCTTCTTTATTAGGTCCTTTTACTATAAGTTCTTCTACTAATAAAGTAGACACAAGGGCTAGAGCAAGATTTGCTTCTTTAAAAGTGGAAAATACAGCTGTTGATGAATCTTGGAGATTTGGTTCTTTTAGAGCTGATGTACAACCCGACGGGAGAAGATAATGGCAAAAATAAACATTATATTACCGGAACTAAGTGAAAAGTATGTTGCTGACAATCAAAGACAAATAGTTAATGGTGTGGAAACATTAGTTAATCAATTGAATTTCGCATATCAAACTGATTTAAAAAAAGAACAAGATACTTTTAACTGGTTTATGTCATGACAATACAATATAAAAATCAAGGGTTTTCATTAACTACTACAGGTACAACAAGTGTGTTAACAGCACCAGCTAATGGTCGTTGTTTAGTTAAACAAATACAAGTTCACAATGGATCTACAGGCGCGGTAAGTTTAGTAACACAGGTTACAGATACAAGCGCAACAGCTACATATAGAATTGATAATGCAGCTATTACAGCAAACACAACAAGACAAGTCATATCTCACACATTAGTTTTAGAAGAAGGTGATATAATAAAAATGACAGCAGGCACGGGAAATGAAATACAAGGTATCATTTCTTATGCGCTAATAGATCGTTCTCAAGAAAATGGATAATTAGTTTGCTTTATGTTAATTTTTTTTGTATTTTAAGGCTATGAAAGTAATAAATTGCGAAACTAAAACTACTGTAAAAAATAAAAAGACAGGAAAGGTTTATGCCTCAGAAGACGAAGCCCAATCTGATATTGCAGACAAGTCCTCTGCGACAGTTGAAGATGACATTCAGCGGGACGTTAATGTTATCGTACCAAACCTGGATCTCAAAGGAGATACGGATTGAGCCCTTACGGGGGGACTGAACTTCAGCATACATTTTTAGAAAAATATGTTGATAAAAAGTTATTGGATAATTTCCAAATTTGTACTTCAGTTCCAGGCAAAGTTCCTTTATCAGAAGATAAGATTAATATCCTTTGGCAAAAGAACAGCTATGATCAACCCAACATAGTTCCTTGGTTTAAGGACAAAGAAAACCATTCTAAATACGATTGGTATGTTTTTAACTCTCATTGGAATTATGAAAAATTTAGATATAATTTTGATATACCTACTAACAAATGTCATGTTATAAAAAATGGTATAGTTAATTTCACAAAAAGAAAAGAATATAAAAAAGGTGATAGACTAAGGCTGGTTTTTCAACCAACACCCTGGCGTGGTTTAAATGTGTTATTGGCTGCAATGCAATTATTAGAAAAAGAAAACATTGAATTAGATGTCTATAGTAGCTGTGAAATATATGGAAAAGAGTTTAAAGAACAAAATGATGAGAATTATTTAGATCTTTATGATCAAGCACGGGCTTTACCTAATGTCAATTACATTGGTTATAGGCCTAATAATTTTATTTTAGAGAAATTAGAACATTACCATATGTTTGCTTATCCAAGTATATGGGAAGAAACATCTTGCATATCTTTATTAGAATGTATGAGCGCTGGCTTATATTGTGTAGTAACTGATTTTGGTGCTTTATATGAAACGGGAGCCGAGTTCCCTGCTTATGTTACCTATGATCGTGATTATGTAAACTTGGCACATCAATTTGCAGAAGCGATTAAGATATGCCGGGACACGCTCCACGAACCAGTGATCCAAAGTCATTTGGATATGCAACAAGATTTTGTTAAAAGATTTTATTCTTGGGGTAAAAAAGGAATGGAATGGACGAGTTTTTTACAAGGTATTTTAGATGCAAAATCCAAATAAACCAATTTGGTTAAAGAAAGAAAGACCTTTAAGTATATTTGTAGCTACTCCTGTTCATAGTGATGTATCTATGCATTACACGCAAACACTACTTGAATTTCAGAAAGAATGTATACGAAGAAAAATAAGAGTAATGTTTCAATTAATGAAGTCTTCTTTAGTTACTCAGGGAAGAAATCTTTGTGTTAGTTATTTTTTAAACACGGACTTTACACATTTATTATTTGTAGATGCGGATATTGCTTTTGAACCAGAGAGCATATTTGAAATGGTAAAAAGAGATAAAGATATTATTTCTCAACCTTATCCTATGAAAACTGCAAAATGGGATACTCTTGTTGACAAGATTAATAATGGTCAAATAAAAAATAATGATCAATGCCAGCACCATATAAATCAATACCCTTTATTAATTAAAGATGATAATAAAGAGATTAATGTAGAAGATGGTGTTATTGAAGCTACCCATTGTCCAACAGGATGTATGCTAATAAAAAGAGATGTTTTTTCTAAATTAATAAAATCTTATCCTAATACTGAAATAAAACAAAAGACCACTATTGATGGTAAATTTATGGATAGGCCTCATTTTTATAACTTTTTTGATACTTATTATGATCCAGAAACAAAAAGATATATGGGTGAAGACTTTGCTTTTTGCCGATTATGGACTGAAATTGGTGGAAAACTTTATTGTTATATTATGAATTACATAACTCATGTTGGTGAATTTCAATATACAGGCAGATTACTTGACGAGATGACTACGTATGGTGTTGAAAGTCCCACTAAATCAGAGTAGAATAAGTACTAAGTAATTACTTAGGAGTTTTTTTATGTTTAAGTGGATTATTGGGTTAATCCCCAAGTTCATCAAAACTTGGTTTACCAATCTTTTATATAAAGACATAGCAAAAGAAGGTATTAACGGGGATACTGAACTTGCTTATCTTACACCTTACGAACAAAGTTTATTATTATCTTTGGGAGGAGCTGGTACTTATAATAAAAAAACTAATCTTAAACAATATTGGGGACCTTTAGCTATTGGTTTAGCTGTAGGAACAGCTGCGTTTGGAATTGCTAAATTAAGTGGAATGTCAACTAGAAAATCTTTA